ACCTCCTACTTCGGCGCGACTACACGCCGATCGTCAGAGCCTAGATGTCGTATTGCTTTTCCGCAAGAGCCTTGTCTTCAGCCGACTTCTCCTTGATCCCGAACGAAGTGTTCTTTGGGTCAAGGAACTTGATCAGCACCTGCAGCCCTGAGGCCAGTCCTGCCGACAGCACCGTGCGGAAGTCACCGCCAGAAATGTCGAGAAGCGGGATGCCCAAGCCGAGTGCGACTGAGATAGACACGGTGATGAAGGTTCGGAAGAACTCAATCAGCGCCTCGTCTACGCCTGTGTTGTCAATGATCCAGCGGATGCCTGCCTTGATGTCGCTATACATTCTGACTCCTTACTTCCACTCGACGATGACGACGTGCTTGAACGCTGCGCCGCCCGTCTGCTTCTTCTTGCTCGCAGCAATCTGCTTGAGCTGCTCTTCGGTCACTACGACCCCAAACTTCTCTTTGCCCTTGCCTGACCGTGTGGGACACGCCCACTGCCAGCCGTCAACGGCATCCCACGCGGCTGCGGTGACGTGACCGTAGCCGAGCGCGATGTGCTTGCGATCTTTCTTTGTCCAGTATGCCTGCCAGCGCTTATGCCACTCGCTGATCTCCACGGCTGGGTAGTCCACCGCCTGCTGCACCCAGATGATGAGTCCAGCCCCGCGGTGCGCGGAGATAACGACGTCATCCCACGACTTGGCGTAGCGCGCCTTCGCGCCCATCTGCTTTGCCGTCTTGATCAAGTCGCCGAGAGACGAGCCGTTGTCCGACACGCCCTCCTTCTCTACGAAGCCGGTAGCAGTGGCCTTCGCCTTGATGCCGTCACCAGCCGTCGGGTCAACCGCGTACTTAGATGCCCACGCGACGGCGGCTGCCGTACTGGACGGCCCGCAGTCGTCAAGGATGCCGCCCTTCTCAACGTGGTCGAGCTGCGACTTGACCCTGAACTTCATTCTTTCCACCTCAAATATCCTGTTGCCACCCAGATGATTGTCATCAGGATGAACAGCGTTGCCATTGTGCTTTGCGTCTGACCTTCTGGTAGTACGACCACCGCGAAGAGCAGACCGAGGATCGTCCACGAGCCTCCGACTAAATCGTTGATGATGTTCCTAAGCACGGCGACCACCCTTTCGGCTTGGCGTATTTCCATTGCCTCCCGCTGGTCCGCCGCCTCCAATGTTAGCAGCCGCTCGTGCTGCATTTGACGCTGCGGCAGCCACACTTGCAACTTGGCTGGCAAGGATTGCGACGGCAACCGGCTGCGCCTCTTCCTTCTCAATCGGATCAAGGTCTTTGCCGATCTCGGTGATGGCCGCGATGTTGGCGAACACCTCGCCGACTGCCTCAACCGCAGCCCCTACAACTGGCAGAGCGGGTTCGGGTTCAGGAGTAGGTACAGGAGTGGGATCAGGAGATACGGAAGGAGATGGCGGAACTTCTGTTGGTACAGGCGTTGGCTCTGGCGTTGGTTCTGGGGTTGGTTCATTGGTCACCTCAGGACTTGGCTCCTCCGTTGGTGATGGGGTTGGTTCAGGGGTAGGCTCAGGCGTAGGCTCTGGCGTAGGCTCAGGCGTCGGCTCTACAGAAGGCTCTGGCGTAGGGGTAGGAGCCACGCTAGGGCTTGGTGAAGGCTCTTCTGGTGTCTGGGTAGGGGTCGGCTCAGGAGTCGGCTCTGGGGACGGCGTAGGGCTGCCTACGGCGATTGTGAGGAAGCCGATGCCGCAGCACGAGTCGGTGGACAGCACGCGGAAGCCGAACAGGTCACCTGCGGCCAGCACCACCTCGATGTAGCCGGTGGCTACTTGCGTGTTGCCCTCTGCAAGCGTGAGCCACTCGCCGCCCACGAGATACTGCGGCTTGTCGTAGAACGCGCCGTCGGTCGTCAGGTATGACCAGAGGTACTGCGCCGTCTCAGCTTCTAGTGCGGTTGTGGTCAGGCTGGTTAGCGCGTTCCAGCGTGGCTGCTCAGGGAGCGGATTGTTCGCGCCGCCGATCGTGACGGAGCCATCCTCGTTCGTGACGACCGTGCCGTTGGAGTCGGTGCTGAAGTCCCACTCGTCAAGATCGTCAAGCGCGTAGACAGGCTGAACGAATGGCAAGACGATTGCCAGCGCGAGCAGGAGTGCGCGCAACCTCACTTGCCTGATTGAGATTGCAACCACGCCAGAAGCGTGCCGATTCCTCCTACGCCAAGTAGGGCGCCAAGCCCCTTCAGGACGGCAAGGCCGCCCTTCATCTGGTCAATCTCCGCCTTGAGGTCGTCAATCTTCTCGGACTGCGAATTAAGGCGTGCGTTCATCAAGTCAAGGCGCTTCAGGATCTCGTCGTTTTGCGTGACTCGTGGCGACATTTACCTCACCTGTGCTAATTGGCTACTCAAACTAAATTGCGGCTTGTAACTGAACGTGATCGTAATGACCTGCGTAAAGGAGCCGCGCTCCATCGTCCAGTCTACCTGCTCGATTCTATACAACCCGCTTAGCCCAAGCTCGGCACACGTGACGTCAACCCATTGACCAGGCGACCATCGGTTGACGAGCGAGAACGCCGTGCCGCCAGTCTGGGCGTAGCCTGCGCTGAAGCCGTACTGATTGTGGCTTGCCGTGCCAGCGCCGCGCAACGTAAAGTAGCCGCTCATCAATGGAAGATGGGAGTCTGCAAAATACCCATTTGCGTACCTGTATGCGTTGGCATTGTAGTTTGACGTCACCTCCAGCGATGGGATGACTCCGTCAAATATTGGTGCACCCCTGCGCTCCGAATAGCCATAGTCGGCGTAGGTCGTATAGACCGGCTGATACGCAGTCCCCTGACCCAGAACCATCCCGCCCTTTGTCGTCTGGTGGTCAAACCCAATCTGGAGTGAGTACGGAATTATGGTTGCAGCCGCTGTCGTCGTATTTGGGTTTTGCGTTCCGCTCGTGATGATTTTGTACGGAGCCGTCGCATATGTTGGCTGCGCGGCCGTATCAATCAACCCGTAGTTCAGGTTGCCAGCCTGGTCAACGAAGTATCTGCGCGCCTTGCCATCTTCGGCTTGATACGCCTCAATGATCGTGTCAAGAATGCTACGCAGGCTCTGGCCGGTGATGTTAATTTCCTCCCTGTTCGTGCGGAAACTTGCGCCAGAAATAAACGCGGTCGACGCGGTATTGATGAGGCGCTGAAGTGGATAGTCGCCAGCCTTGTTTGTATGCACCGCCGCCAGCGCGGTTGTTACGGCAGCGGTCTCAAGCGTGTCTGCGGGAATTGATGCAGCAATCGCCGTTGTTACCCCGAGCGGGGTAACAATTGGAAGACCAGTGATCTTTCCGTTTGCCACATTGAAGGTGGTGTTATTCGGCACGCTTCCAGCGAGCGTTACGACAAATTTGTCGCCAGTGCTTCCAGATACTTCATCGTAGTCAAAGACGGTATTGATCAAGTTTTGCGCGGTGCCATTTGTTGACGTGATACCGCTGAGCACAACGATCCCGTCGTCAATGAAGAGGCCGTCCTGCGGGTCAATCTCAACCTGATTCGTTGTGGTGCCGAACATCGCGGCTGATGTAATGGTGTACTCGCCGTTCCCAGTCGCCGTGTTTGCGTTTTGGCTTGCGGTAAAGAGCGTGTCGGTAACAGTTGAGATCACATAGTTGTCGTTGAAACTTAGGTTGTCACCACCGAATGCACCCTTGATCTGAACAGTTCCGCCGACGCTAAACCCAGGAGACTGATTCGTGATGACCGTTACAACGTCGACAACTCCGCCCTCTCGTGAAATGCCGTCCCGCTTGATGATGCGGGGCTGAGCGTTGTAGGTGTAGACATAGATCTTCTCTAGCAGGCTCGTTGGGTCTTGAAGTGACACCGAGGAGATGCTGCCCTGCCCCGATCCGTTAATGATTGAGTTGATCGACGCGACTGCGCTGACGAAAAATACGTCGCTCTTGTCCGATGCCGGAGTCTGTCCAGTGTCTTTCTTGACTAGCCGTACGCGGGTTTGATCGGGGATAAGCTTGAACCACGGGCCGTCGCTCGGCGTGTCGTCTTGGAGCACTGTGAATGCGCTCGTTGCGCCAGAGCCATCGCCGCTGGTAGAAAACAGCAGAGATTCTGTCGGCACGTACAACGCAGAATCCTTTGCCGTTCCAGAGTAGTTAATCAGCGGATTCAGGAGGTCGTAACTGATGTACGCCGAACCGACGGTCGCCGTTCCGTCGCTTCCAGACGCCGCAAAAGTGAACGTAGTCCCAGAGGTCGCGGTGACCTGATACACGCCATTCATTGACGTCCCGGCGGTACCAGCGGCTTGGTCAAGTTGGATATATGCGCCAGTGGTGATTCCGTGCGGCGAGTAGGTGGTTACGGTGACGGTGCCAGAAGAGCGAACCGCCGTGGAGATTGCAGCAAGGTCAATCCATAGCTGAAATGGAGCCGTTGCCATTATTCCCTACCTGGGATCGTTCTTCCAGTTGAGACTCGTGCCTGCTGGCCGAGATAAAGGTCAATGCTGTCTAGTGAGTTCGTCCCGATGACGATGTTCGCGCCAATTGGCCCTGTCGGGTATGGCGACATCCCTTGCTGCCCACCGCCGCCGCCACCGTAGTTTCCGCCGCCGCCGGTGAATGTTGGAAGCGCCGCCTGTCCGCGTGCTTTCCCGCCCAGCTTGTCAAGCAACTTCACCGCCTCTGTCGCAATGTCAATGATCAATTTGATCGTATCGACCACGAAGCCAAGAACCTTGATAAGACCCTCAAACAGTCCACCAATGGCGCTCACGGCGATCGCAAGCGGCCCATTGCCATCGTCCCAAAGTGCAACCACAAGTTCGCCGACAGAGCCAAGCAGCTCACCAATCTTTTTGCCAACATCGCCAATTGCAGGTGCAAGGCGTGCGGCAATAGGTCCGACTACTGATAGCACGGAATCAAGAAGTCCGCCCTTTTCGGTGATCTTAGAACTCAGTCCAACGAGAGTGTCGCCAAGAGCGGTAAAGAGTTTGTCCGTCATCGGAAGAACGTTTTTGGCAAGGAAATCCATTGCCGTGCTTACCGCCGGCAAGAAGCGATAGCCAAGCGCCTCAATCTGCTCGTTGAACGTAATCTGGGCTGCGGCAAACTTTCCTGCGGTGCTATTTGCAAGCTCTTCAGCCGTTCCTGCGTACTTCTCATCAGCAGCGCGAAGAATGTCTTTGAGCTTTGCGCCCTTCTCCACCTGGATGCCGAGTTGCATCAAACCGCGTGTGCTTCCCAACGAGCCTCGCCCGATGGCGAGCATTACGGTCGCAAGGTCTTTGCCTGTGACTGCCGCGATGTTTGCAGCTACCGCATTGGCACGCAGGAGATTGTCTTGATTCTTGAAGAAGCGGCTTCCAACCTCTAGTCCAGAACGCACCTGATCATCAGTAAAGCCGAGCCGCTGCATCGCCTTGATTTGCTCCTCAACCCTCGGGCCTAGCTGATCAAGCGCAAATCCTCGCGCCTTTAGCGCGGCATTAAGTCGAATCGTCTGCTGCTCATCCTCTACGGCTGCCTTGATGCCGGCAACAGCGAAGCCGGCAATTGCCGTGGCAGCAGCTACGGCTCCAGCAGCAATGGCCTTGAATGCGGTGCCGGCGGCACTCTTGAGGCTTCCCAGCGCGCCACCGATTTTGCCAAGCGGCCCAGTAGCGGCATCCTTCGCCTTGATGACAAAGTTGGCGGAGCGGTCAGATCCGAATGCCATTAGCGTTGACTCCCTCTCCTGAACTTCAGGATTGTGTTTCTGAACGGTTCGTCATTCAGGAACTTCTCCACGGTCGCAGAGAACGATTCCATTGCGCGCTCAATTGTACCGCTCTTGCGAACGGTATCCGAGACGAATGGCCGAGCGGCGACCGGCTTGACTGCTTTGAGTCCGTTTTTGGTTCGGCGCACGCCTGAACGCCCTTCCACGACAAACCAGCCGTAGAAGACGCCTGAGCGTCCGCCCTTGATACCAACGACTGCGCCTGGCTTGTTGAATCGCACGCCACGCGCCTTCACGTTGCGCTGGAGCCTGCCTGGATTCTCTGTTGTGGTTCCACGAGGAGCTGCCTGCTTCATCGGTCCAAGCATTGTGCGAGCGGCGTTTAGCGCGGCAAAGGATTGAAGGCGCTTGAATGCGCTCGGATTATCTGCCTGAAGGAAGCCGATCCGAAGGTCATCAAACGCTTTGTCGGTTTGGATTTGCAGGACTAGCGAATCGTTAGCGGCCACGACGCTCCTTTGGCTGTAGGTCGGACATCAGCATCAGTGTACGAAAAAAGTCTCCGCTTTCCCACTCCAGCACTTCGTGCGGTGGGATGTGGAACTTCTCGGCAATGAGGTGTGCCGCGATTAGCGGGTGCGGCGTGAGCGAACGACCCGCCGCCAGCCGCTGGGCGTCGAGTCTTATCGAGGGGGGAGTGCTGCGACTGCCTCCGACCACTTCTCAATCGTCTGCGTCAGCGCGTCCATCGGCGAGTCAATGATGCTCTTTGCCGGCTCGCCGTCGTCGGTCAAGAAGTTGTGCTTTGTGATCAGGCGCTCAATCGCCTTCATCGCGCGCTCCGCTTCGCCGCTTTGCAAATCAATCAGGATGCGCGCTGGAACTCCCTCAGCCTTCATCGTGGCTTCCCAGCCCTCAAATGGGGTCGTAAGGCGCACCTCAACGGTGCGGAACTGTGGCTTGCTCTGGCTCATTTAGCCTCCTCCTCTGCTACTAGCTTGAACTTACGGCAACGCCGCCAAGTCGCTGTTCACGACGATGCGAAGGCTCTTCGCGCTCACCGTGTCGTAGACCAGCGTACCAGTCACGGCCATCGTGGTCAGACCATCTTCGGCGCCAGCCATCTGCTGAACTTCTGTTGGAACGATCATCGCAAGGATGTGTGCCGAGTAGGTGCCGTTGCTCCAAGTCAGCCGCACGCCCTTCGGCGTAGCTGCCTTGTATGCGTCGTACCACGTAGAGACTGCACTCGCGGTGCTGCTCACTGTCATCGTCAGCGTGCCAGTGAACGGGTTGCTCTCGCTGTGCGTGCTGAATACGGTCGTGCCTGCGAGGTACGACTGACGCGTGATCCCTGCGTTGAACTCCAGTGAGAAGTCGAGCAGGTACTCGTATGCCGTTCCGTCAGCGGTGCCTGGGAAGGTTGAGCCGTGCTGGAATGCGTTCCAAAGGCGGCCCGACATAAACGGCGAGGTTGGCGTGCCTTCGGCGAGTGTCGCGCTGTTCTTGGCGATCTGCTGCGCGAAGAGATTTGCACTGAGGTTCGTGAGTCCGTTGCGGTCGGCCGCAATCGTGATGGACTCTGCGAGGCAATAGTTTGCTGCGTATGCCTGTGTGCCGTCCGTTGCGATCAACGTGTAGGAGGTAGGCGAGTTCGCCGCTGTCATCGAGTAGTCGTAGTCCCACTCATATGGCGCAGCCGTGCCTGAAGGCGTATCGGTGCGCGTCATTGAAAGCCAGAGTGGAAGTTCGCCGACGCTCACGGCAGGGACGGTCGCGCTGAGCGTTGGCTCAACGGAGACGATTGTGCCGGTGGAACCGATGAGCGGGTTGCGAAGCGCAACGGATCGCTCGGTTCCAAGTTCAATCGTTGTGCCTTCGGAGATGACGCCAGTTGGCGTCACGAGCAGCTTGCGGCCGCCGCTGGTCAGCGTCGGGATAGTTCCAGGCGTCGCCTCCTTGAAGGCGACCAGTTTGCTGAACAGTACGTTCCCTGCGGATGCGGCTGGCATTAGTCGTTCTCCTTGTCTTCAACCGCTGGTGCGGCACGCTTGGCGACTCCTGCTGCGATCCAAGCCTCTGCCTGAACCACAGGTGCGCTGATGATACTACCGTCGGCAGGCAGACCAGCCACAAACTCTCCCTGTGGGATTGAGCCTGGCACGAACTGCACATCAATGTGGCTAATGACTGGATAGGTGAGAGGCTTCTTCAGTTCAGGCACTTGTTCCAATCGCCTCCACGCACGCAATTTCTACCGCGGCGGAGATCGTCAAGAAGTCTTGGTCTCCCCAGGTATCAGTTCCCATTGTAGTGCTAACGACGCTGGCTTGTGCCACACCGCTTGTGTTGTCGAGCGTCACGCCGTCAATGAATGCGTCGCGGAGCCACGTGCGCCACGTCATCAGATCCTCGTACTTTCGCGCAAGATCAGCCTGCGGCAAGAGATACAGCGTGACATTGAGCGTGAGCGTGATCTGGCGATTTGACGCTCCGTAACCGATCGTGTCGTCGCCAGGGATCACAACGATAGCCGGAGCTACGGAAAGATTATCGGGAGGATAGGCGTGAACCGCACGAAGCGCATAGCCGGCCGGAGGATTAACATTGAGCAGGTGATCGCGCAGCCCAGCGATTACGGTTTTGTCTGAAAATGACATTTAGATTTCCTCTTCTGCTGGCTGCTCAAGCGCGGCAAGCAGGTTGTTCAAGAATTCCGTCGCCCACGCAAGCGCCTCATCGTAGTCAAGCCAGGGACGAGCGTCTGGATGGTCTGGCTGAAAGAAAAATGGAGCGCCGTTTTCCGTTGGGTTTTCATCATCCCAGAATCTAACGGCATTCTGATCATCAATCTCAAAACGGTATCTCATACGATCCTCCTAAATTGACTGATATGTGACTGGCGTCAAGAGCGTATCAAGCGTCAGCGACACGGTCGAGGTTGCCATCTTGCCAGCCGCTCCTACGATTACGTAAGTGCCGCCATTGTAGCCACCATCGTTAATTGCCGTGGTGGAGAAGCCAGCGGTGCGCGCTGTCCAGGTAATGCCGTCCGTTGAAGTAGTCATTGTGCCAGACGCGCCAACAGCAACGAACAGCCCCTGTCCGAAGCTCACGTCATTTATCACGAATGTCCCGAATCCAGAGGTTCGTGCGGTCCAAGTAATTCCATCCGAAGAGGTTGCTAGGTTTCCAGCATCTCCACCGATGACGAAAATCCCATTTCCGTACGCAACTCCATAGATCGTGTTCGAGCCAAATCCAGACGTACGGCCTGTCCAGGTGACTACGTCTGGCGATGTTCTGATTGCACCGCTCTGACCGCCCGCGACGAATAGGCTCCCGCCGTAATTGACGTCATACAAAATGATTGATGTTCCAGAGTTACGCCCAGTCCAAGACGCGCCGTTGGTTGACGACGCTGCCGACCCAGATGCCCCAACCACGACGAACGTTCCGCCGGCATACGTCGCGCCGTGGATCGCCTCACCGCCCATCCCAGAGTTGCGACCAGTCCAAGTTATTCCGTCGGCAGAGGTCGTAAGCGTTCCAGATGCGCCGCCCGCAACGTATGTTCCACCTCCATATGTCAAAGCATTAATTGCATTTGATGAGAATCCAGATGTTCGAGCAGTCCACGTAATTGCATCAGGCGATGTCGTCATCGTTCCAGCCCCGCCGCCAGCAACCCACAGCGTTCCGCCATATGTTACAGAGTTGATAATGAATGTTCCAAATCCAGACGTACGAGATGTCCAGGTGACGCCATCGGTCGGACCTGCGCCCTTTGTAACAGTTGTGAGATTTGACAGCGCGGACAAGTAGGTGGCGTCGTATGCCGCGAGGTAAGTCGTTCCAGAATTTGTTACGACCGTTGCCGTTCCGTCGGTCAAGTTCGTTAATGCGTATGCGCCAGCAGGAGCTGTCAGCGATGTACCGGCATATGAACCAGTCGCCGTGGTTACAAAGTAAGTTGCGCTACCGCCGCTGCTCGGCGTGCTCCACGTCGGAATGCCTGCCGTGCCAACGCTGAGCACCTGATTTGCCGTGCCGATTCCGAGGCGTTCTGGTGTTGCTGACCCAGACGCATACAGGATGTCGCCAGTCGTCGTAAGCGTGTTCTTTGGAATTGCCGTGCCAGCCAAGTCGTAGGCTGACTTGACGCTGTTTGGCGTGGCTGCGGTGGTCGTGCTCGTGCTATTGGTTGCGTCAGTGAGCTGCACCGCGCCGACAACCGTCGTTGATGCGGCTGCCACGGAGATGACGGGCGCTGTCCCGCCAGTTGATGCAATCGCCCCTGTGCCGGCAACGGATGCAACCTTGCCGGCCGCTAGGTCATAGGCGCTCTTGACCGAGGCTGGAGTTGCGGCCGTCGTTGTAGAAGTCGAGGAGATCGAGTCCGTGAGCGTGGTGACGCCATAGACGCCAGCAGTTGTCGCGGTTCCAGGAACTGTTGGTGTCGTCCACTCGGTGTTGTAATCAGTGGCGTTGATCTTGGAGAGCACCTGCCCTGCAGTTCCTCCGACCGGCACGCCAGTGCCTGCAGGTCCTGTCGCACCAGTTGCGCCTGTCGCGCCTGTTGATCCAGCGACGCCTTGCGGAATGCTGAAGTCAAAGATCGCCGCGCCAGAGCTGCCGACGTTGGTGACCGTGGCGTTTGAGCCAGCGGTGCCAGTGATGACCGTGCCGACCGCAATTGTCGCAGCCGAGCCAGCCGCACCAGTTGATCCTGTGGCGCCTGTGTCCCCAGTGTCACCCTTATCCCCCTTGACGAGAACGAAGTCAAAGACAGCGGCTGACGATGAGCCGCTATTTGTAACAGCGACGGCAGTGCCTTGCGTGACGCTGCCTACGGCGATGGTTGCCGCTGAGCCTGTCGCGCCAGTGGCTCCAGTTGCTCCAGTTGCTCCAGTGTCGCCAGTGTCACCCTTGACAAGTACGAAGTCAAAGACTGCAGCAGAACTTGATCCGCTGTTGGTTACTGCAACGGCAGTCCCTTGTGTGACGGTGCCAACAGAAATCGTAGCGGCAGAACCTGCTGCGCCTGTCGCGCCCGTGGCGCCAGTCGCGCCTGTGGCACCTGCGTCACCCTGATCGCCCTTGTCGCCTTTGACAAGCACGAAGTCAAAGATCGCAGCCGACGATGAGCCAGAGTTGGTGACGGCCACCGCCGTCCCTTGCGTGACGGTTCCGACCGCAATCGTGGCTGCAGAGCCCGCAGCACCAGTCGCGCCGGTAGCGCCAGTCGCTCCTGTCGCTCCTGGCACCAACACAAAGTCAAAGACGGCGGCTGAGGAGGAGCCAGAGTTAGTGACAACAGGCGCAGTCCCTGACGTTGTAGTGCCGACCGTAATCGTGGCGGCTGATCCTGCAGCTCCTGTAGATCCAGTGGCACCTGTGTTTCCTGTATCTCCCTTGTCACCTTTGGCGAGTACAAAATCAAAGATGGCGGCAGAAGATGAGCCGCTATTTGTGACAGCGACGGCGGTGCCTTGCGTAACCGTTCCAACGGCAATTGTCGCAGCAGATCCCGCTGGACCCGCTGAACCTGCGGGACCTTGTGATCCTGCTGGTCCTGCAACTCCCTGCGGACCTGACGCGGCAATTGATACTGTTTGCGTGACTGGGGTAACAGTGACGACCTGACGGCCGTCATCAATCGTGACCGTCTGCTCGGTCTTGGTGACGGTAACGCTCATCGCGTCACCTCCGGTGAAACGGTCGCAGCTCCTTCCAGGAGCCGAGTAACGACGCCTCCTCCGCTCACCAGCTCCAGGTCATAGACCCCGCTGAACGGAGCGGTCAACGCAGCGGTTGTCGTTGCGCTGGCCGAGAGGGTAATCGTTCCAGCCGAGCCGCCGAGCGTAATGCCGCCGTTCTCGGTAGTGAGCGTCAGGATGCTTGTTGACGAAGAGTATGTCTCACGCACAGATAGTCGCGCGGTATAGCTAGTCAAGTTGATTGCTGTTCCGGCAGAATCTTTCCACGTCGCAACAATGGAGAGGGTTGCGCCCTGTTTGATCTCTAAGTCATAGCGATTGCCAAGTGCCATTAGCGAGCCAGCCCTTCGCGCTTGCGGTATGCCTCGAGCAAGACTTGAGATTCAGGGTGCAGTGCGCGTGTCTGGCGCAAGATGCCTCCGAGGTCTTGCGAGCCGATTACGCCAAACGGCGAGGTGCGGCTTGACCACACTGCACCGGCTTGAATGATTGCGGCTTGCTTCACGGCGCTTGGCACGGACGGCCATCCGAAGACGCCGACCACCTTGACGCCGCGGTAGACGTCGCGTGGGAAGTTGCGCGGCCAGTTGACCGACACGTCAATCTCATTGTACGGAAACCCATCAAGCGCGGCATTGCCAGGCGCGAGGTTGTAGTCCGTGTCCACCGTCCACGTCGTCTCGTAGGTGCCATTGCCGTCGTCGTCAGTCGTCAGCGTCGTAATGCTTACAAGGTCATCAACGAGGACGTACTTGTAGTCCTCTGCCGTGTAGTAGCGCGTTTGTGTCGCTGTGCCAAAGCCGTTCTTGCGATCGGTGTAAAGGTCAATGAGTGCGTCGGTCGCATCGAGGACAGACTGCAGCGCCGTATCGTCGGAGCTGTCGCTGATCCCGATTGCAGCCTTGAACTCGGCGAGACTTGCGTATGACATTTAGATGCCTCCGACTGACAGGACGGTCAAGATTTGGTTGTCGTTCTCGGCGATAGCATAGAGCGTCTGTCGCTCCATTAGCCGGATTGTCACGTGTTCGCCCTTGCGTAGCACAAAGCCATTGGCAAGGGTCACGTCTGAAGCGCCGATCAACACGTCCTTTGAGTTGTTGGCGAGTGCGTGCAAGTGAATCTCCGTTCCAGCGACGCGACCCTCGACGACGCTCGCAGCCGCAGTCCCCACGCTCATCTGCCTAGACGCTAGATACTGAGTCACTCGTCAATCCCTCTTTCCCGCTCTCTGAGCGGCGTTCGCTTCACGGTGGCTGTATTGCCCCACCTGACCACAATGGCGCGCTCTACGTGGCTCGTAGGTGCCTCTGCGTTGATTTTAGCAGCGCCCTTGCGCCCCAGTTTCTTCAGTCTCTTCCAGATGTCCATTTCCCCTCCTGATGCGAACGGGGTGCCGAGCCGAAGCCCAGCACCCCGCCGCTCAACCTAGTCGCCTACTGATTAGGAAACGTTGGCTGACTTGTACGACTTGACGGCCGTTGTCTGAGCAAGGCCCGTCGCGCCACGAACTTCCACCTTGTAGGAGATCAGGCCGAGGTTCCACGCAAACTCGCGGGAAACTTCAACTCGCACGCCGCCCACGAGAGCGGTGTAGATCTGTCCGAGGTCACCGAACAGGATCGCCCCTGCGGTGTCATCGGTCAGGTCAATGAGTGCTGCGCTGTAGACAGGCGCTCCGAGGAGTCGGTCTGCCACATTCGCGTCACCTGCGCGGAAGATCGGCTGGCCCGTTGTATCAACGAGACCAGTGACCACACCGAGCGTGGTGTCATTCATCAACCAGCCAGCCTTAGGAGCGCGTCGGTACGCCTGGTTCACAGACGCCTTGAGCTTCGCAAGGTCGGTATAGGTTGGGTTCACTGAAACGGTGCCTGAGCCAGTTGCGCCAACGGCTGCAGCAGCGGCAACAGCGGTACCAGCGAAGGCACCGTGAGCAACTGCGACTTCCGCGCCGCACTTCTCGGCGATCATCGCGCTCAGGTCAAAGGCTGCGTCTTCGGCAAGCTCTTCGGTGACCTGAATGATGGTCGCGTACTTGACTGGCGTGAGGGACAGCGCGCTGAGCGTTCCGTCCGACTCGCCGATCGTGCCAGCCTCAGCAACTGATCCAGCGGTTCCAAGAGCCGTGACTCGTGGGAACTGAATGTTGTTGCCGGTGCTGGTGCGAACGACCGTGATGATCGCTGGGTCAATGAATGGGTTGAACTGTGCCGCAACAACGTTCACGCGGTCAGCAATGGTGACTGGGTTGCCCAGGCCAGTGCTGCGTGAGACATCGCGGTACTCGAACGTCTGCGACCCGCCCAAGCGAGCAAGTGCGCGGAGTTCGTCGTTTGACCCTTCGGACTTCTCGACCTTAGGAGCGATTGCCGTGGCGTACTCAGCGCGAACTGCATCAGCAGCGCTTCGTGCCTCGCTGGCATCCTTCTCCGAACGGATCGCGGCCGCAACCGTTGCAGCCTCCGAGGTCAACTTCTCAAAGCGAGCCTGTGACTCGCCCTCAAGCGACTCGCCCTTCTCGGCAAGGTCAGTCACGATGGACTGAGCCTCGGTCAAGAGGGAAGCACGCTTCTCGTGTAGCTTCCTAACGTCTGACATTTCTGTCTCCTTTTTTATTGGTTTCCACAATGTTGCGGCTCGCCTAGCGGGATGACCTGATCGCGGGCGTGCGTACTAGCGCAGCGGGGCGGGGTCTCGTGGCTTCTAGAGCGTTTCTGATTCCATCTCGGCGAGCAGCAACTTGGCGCGAGCGATGGACGGGTCCAGCACTGTGCGCTTCGGAGCCAACTTCTCCGTGATGGTTTCAATCACCTCGACGTCCTCTTCGGTCAGCGGTTGCGCCGACTTCAAGGACTCGATGGCTGAGATAAGCCGGTCGCCGTCTACGCCCATTCGGGACGCGACTTTGCGAACGGAGGTCAAGCCCAGCGTCGCTGGGTAGGCGGGAGTCTGTCCTGCGGAGAGGACGCTCACCTCGAAGAGATTTACTTCGCGCAGCGTGCGCTCATCCTCGTTCCACTCATCGCCGTTCTTTGGGATGGTGAAGCCGAAGGACATTCCCATCGCCAACGCCTCGTGCGTCAGTTTGGAGATGACGCCAGCGGCGTCTGGATCGGCTGGGTCAAGGCGAGCCTCAACCTTCAAGCCGCGCTCGTCTTCGGTCAGCGTGAGGCGGCCGCTCGCGGTCGTTGCGAGTGCGCGCGTCTCGTCGTGTCCGAAGAGGAAGGAGACAATCTTCTTGCCGTCAGCAACGCGCGAGAGCGTGCGACGGAAAGCGCCTGGAGCGATGACCTCGGTGAACGGAAGCCCAGCCGACGGTGCGCCAAACAGCGCGGCGTAGCCAGTGAAGGTCTTCTGACCGTCTTCGTCTTCTCGAACGGTGAAGTCGCCCATCGGAAGAGCGCGCGTCTCAAGTTCTTTCACGTCAAACCTCTCTTCTTCGGTCAGCGGCGCGAGGACGCCATCTGCCCATTCTAGGACGCGATCTGCGCCGTTCTCTGCTGTGGGATCAACGCCCCACAGGTACGCGGCCACCGCGCCTGGTCCTGGGAAGTCTGGATCGTCGGAGTTGCTGTTGCGCGGCACGCCTTCCCAGTCGCCACGGTGTCGCAGAATCCACGCGCGCATCCGCGTCACCTTGTCGTCCTCGACTTGTCCAGCGCGTAGCTGCCGCGCCTCTTCAACGGTCTGCTCGGTCAATCCGTCACCGGCGAAGCCGTTGCGCTCGTAGGTCAGACCCTTCTCTGCTGCCTCTTGGATGTATTGCGGCACGTCAATCAGGACGCGCACTTGGTCATCTTCCTCGCCGCCATCGTCAGGCTGCCACGCGTTGCAGTAGTAGGCGCCGCTTACATAGTCATCCCACTTCTCGCAGTACGCCTTGTCGCCTTCAATCTTTGCCTCGTTGTAGAAGACGCAGTTGCCGCAGGCGCGGCCTTCTGGCACGTCAGGCGAGAGTGCAGGTCGGTAGTTATCAGGCAGGACGCGCGCGGCTGAATACTCGCCGCCTGGCTCAATGCCTTCGCCGAGTGAGACGGCAACCATCTGCGCGAGCGCATCTTCTTTGCTGTCGTGACAGCCGATGACCTCGCCGTCTTCCTTGACGGTCGCCCAGCCGTTGCAGTCTGGCGACTGATCCGTGACGAAGTACGGCATTACTCTGTCGGCTCCGTCTCATTCAGCGTCCCGATGCTGAGCGGCTTCCAGAACTCTGCGCCGCCGTCCACCGGCGAACGATCTTCAAGTGCGCGGACTTCGTTGACCGACAGGAACCCATTGTTCAGCGCGGTCGCGTAGGAGTTGTATCGCTCCTGCGTCGTCGCGCGCAGCAAGCCGTCAAGCGTGAACTTCAAGAAGGTCTGGTCGGCTCCTGGCACGATGCGTTGGAACGATGCCTCAAGGCGCGCGATCATTGGTCCAAGTCCGAGTCGCAGCCACTCAATGCCGATCAACTCGACCGATGCATAGGAGGTGTTGCCGCCTGGGTACTGGAGCATATGGAGCGGCACGCCGTAGATGCGCGCGATTGCTTCCACGCCGTAGTGCATCGTCTCCACGAGCTGCAGGTCGCTGATCTTTGCGCCGAGCTGTAGATAGTCTGCGCCGCCAGTTAGCACGGCCACTCGCCACGCCTTGTCCACACCACCGTGTCGGCGACCGAAGCCAGTGCGAAGCGCCTCTGCCTGATCCTGCGTCAACTCGCCTGGCACCTTGATCAGACCGCCGACGCTTGCATTGTTCTCGTAGAACTTCGCGCTGAAGATTTGCGTCGCGCTTGCAAGTCCGAGCGTCACCTTGTGATGCTCGATCGGTGACAGCCCGCGATGATGCTCGCCAGTGGCGAACAGCGGGATGTGAATGATCTCTGCGGTTGTTAGCGTGATTGCGCCTTCGGTTGTCTCAATGTAGTAAACCGGCTCACCGAACTGACCGCTCCTGATCTCCACTTTCTGCGGATCAAGGACGCGGGTCTCAATCACATTGTCGGATGAGTCTCGCAGGCAAAGGATGAAGGCGTTGCCGTCTAGCAGCAGCGAGGTCACGACGCGATGCTTGAACTCAAAAGATGTGAAGTTCGGATTGTTCGGAATCGGGAAGTCCATCCAGCGCGGACGCGGACGGTATGGTCGGCGCGTTCCGTCAATGCGGATGTAGGTATCCCACGGAAGTCCAGCGATCGTGTCGGCGTAGAGCTTCACTGCGGCGTAGACCGCACCAATGCTGGTGGCGTTCTCTTGTGTGACAAGGACGCCAGCCGCACTTGACGATGCTTCTTGCGCTAACCACTGGCCGCCGATGAAACGCTTTTCCTCAGGCTCGCTGCGTCCGAAGACGCGATCAAGAATGCCCATCAGTCTCCCTACAAGTCAATCCACTTCACTTCAGCCCGTGGCTTAGGCGCAGGCGCGCTTCCAAGTGTACCCGCTCGACTATGTGCCATAAGTCCTGCGACGAGTAAGTCTATGCGCTTGAGCGAGGTCTTGCTTTCTTTCCGAATCATAAGCCCATTGCGGGAATAATACGGCGTGGCATTTGCAGCGTGGCGAGCCAGCGAGGGATTGCCGTCGTGTTTGATCTGCTGGTTCACCACCGCATCGTAGAAGGCGGCCGTGGCTGGGACCATCCGAGAAGGCGTTTGCGGGAACTCGACCACAGGCAAGCCCATCTGCTGCCACGCCTCCATTGACCGCTGCCACCGGAATGGGTCGCAGACAATCTCCTTGACGTTGAAGCTGCGGCAGAGTTCCAGCATCTTGGCTTCCACCTCTTCCACCGGCACGCGCCAGTTGAGTTCGGAGTCCAGCGGGCGCTCCCAATGCCCAAGCACGAAGAGCGCCTTGTCTGCCACACGGCAGGCGACAATCGCGGTCGAGTCGTTGCTGAATGAGCCGTCAAAACCAAGCACCACCTCGTCTTCTTTGTTCAGGACGATCTGATCATCCTTGCAGGAGTCCCACGTGCCAGTCGGCAAGAACGCCTGCGAACTGCTCACCCACTGGTTCAGCCGCTTGGTGCGAAACTCTGATTCAGGCGTGCGCTTCTTCGCAGACTGCAGATCGTCAATGCTGAGGATTGCGGGATCGCTGAGCAGCCCAGGGTTCGCCTCGCTCCAGCGAGTCTCGTCACTGTAGGCGTCGCTCGCGGCTTCCCACCACGCCATCCCAAGCGTAGGGTCGTCGTTCTCTCCAGCGATGCGGCGGCGCGCCAACTGATAGAGCGTGTAGGCAATCGAGTCTGAGCCAGTCGAGTCAATGCGCTGACCAGCCGTGGTGATTGCCACAAAGAGCGGCGACTTCCTTGCGCCCATTGACAGGGAGAGGACGTCAAAGAGTTCACGAGACGGCCACGCTGCCAACTCGTCGGCGATGACCAACGAGGCGCTCAAGCCTTCCTTCGTAAATGCCTCCGAACTCAACGCTTTGTAGACGGTTCCAGTTCCCTTGAACTCCATCGCATCTCGGAAGAGTTTGATCTGATCGCCTAGTTCTGGACTCATCTCAACCGCTCGGCGTGCGTGGCTCATCACGAGCTTCGCCTGATCGCGGTCGGCAGCAGCCGAGTAGATTTCACCACCCCGATCGCCATAGAGTCCGAAAAAGAGTGGGAGGGTAGAGGCGAGTGCGGTCTTGCCGTTCTTACGAGCAATGCCTGTTAGGAAGAAGCGGTGCGTGAAGGTGCCGTCTTCGCGGCGAGCAAGCATCCGGCGCAAAAGGCGCCTCTGCCATACCCTGAACTGAAGCGGCTCACCTGAGGCGCCAGCGATTGAGTCTTTGGCAATGGGTACAAGGTCCTCGGCGAAGTCCGCAACGATGTCACCCAAACTACGGCTCAGGTCAGCCGAGGCGACAGGCGTCAGCCAGCGCGGTGGCCAGCCTTCTGTTGCATCCGATCGCGGTACTTGTCGATCTTGGACTGGCTCTCCACCATTGCGATCCCTAGCTTGGCTCGGTCGGCTGGAGTCAGTCCGAGGTGATTCATCCATTTCCTAATACTCTCCCCAGTGCTTGTCCTCATCCCTGCGGCGGGATGTGCGTAAGCATAGCCCTTGTCGGTGTAGAGGATCGGACCGTCTACGGAGAGCCGCGCCTCAAGCGTGGCTAGATGCTCAATATCTTTGACGAGCAGCGTGAGCGCGTCGCGGTCGGATACGGCGATCCACGCGCCTGCGTATTCCACGATGCGGTGCCACGCCTCGGTTGCGATCGGACCCAAACCGTCCGGCACGCCCAGTTCGGACGCACGCGGCAAACTATTTGTGAGCTGAACAACAACAGCACGAGACGGCTTCAGCGTCCCGCGCTTTGCTTTTATTTCATTTGGCGTTCGTGCTGGTCCTGACATAAATCCCCCCTAGCCTAACCTGACCCCGTGTGTAAGCCACTCGGCGCTGGGTTCCGTACCCCCTCGTGCGCCCAGAATATTTACCGCCCCCCGCTATTTGCCCTTCTTGGCTCCCCTGCGCTGCTCTCGGTTTAGCGGTACTGGCTGAGCTGGTACGCGCTTACGTGCGGTCATAAGTTCAATCAACGGCTTCCAGGACTCGCTGTAAACCTTTGTCTGTTCGTATTGACCCATTGCGGCCGAGACCGCTGCTCGGTCAACCTTGCCAGCCTTTGTTTCTTCGTACACTTCTTGCAATGCGCTAACAATTGCAAGAACGTTTGGGATGGCAAAGAACGATTGCTGGAATTCGTCCCATACGCGCTGCACTGGAACAATCTTGCCGTGTGGCCCGACAAGTTCAGGCTGTGCTGTGAAATTGGAGACGATGACCGGTGTGCCGCACGCCTGACTTTCTATGGCTGGTATGCCGAAGCCCTCACCCATTGAGGTGAGGAGCTGCACGTCAGCGGCTGAGTAGATGGAGGCGATCGCCTCCTGAGGAATCCCATTGCGGAAATGAACTGGATGCGGATAACGAACGCGTTTCGGATCAATACCGACCGCTGCGAGCAAGCGCGGAATGTTTACGCCTTCGCTGTGTCCGTTTGGCTCCGTATGCATCATCCAGTAGACATCTGGTCGATCGCGCATAAATGTTGCCATCGCATCGGCCATCTCGCCAAATGCCTTGCGAACTGGGATACGACCACGGTTTGCCGCATTGGTAATCACAAGGAACGCCTCTTCTGGAATTCCCATTGATGAGCGTGCGCTTTTACCCTTGTCGCTGAATAGCGCCGTATCAATGGCGTGCGGGATGTATGTCAACTCTTCGCGTGGGATTCCAGCCTTGAGTAGTCGATCCTCGCCGAAGCGACTCATCGCAATGATGTGATGTCGCCCCTCGAACGCAAACCTCGCAACCGGCGGCGGGACTGGATCGTGGTCAATCGGCGTCCAGCACGCAAGGTTCAGATCGTTAAATCCCTCAACGCCAATAAGCGGCCACAGGTCAAACAACACAACGCCGAAGCCAGGCTGATCGCCGATCCACGTCTTGATGTTTTCAGGCGCAGCGTCAAGTGAATAGCGGATCAAGCCTTCAGGAAGGATCGGGTGACCGTGTGTGCAGTTCATCATCACTTGCGCGCCGTGATTCGCAGTAATTGCGACCTCGTGTCCATCCTTCACCATCTGGTGCACGACCTGCGCCGTCTGCATTCCGTAGCCGGACGGCACGTGGCAAGCGTTGGAATACCAAGCGATCCGAGACATTGTTCCTCCTACTTGTGCTTCGTGAGCCTCCCGTGGCACGGTCTGCATACTACCCGAAGCCGATGCTCTGGTGCTAGTAGCGGACCGCCTTTGCTGAGCGGATCAAGGTGGTCAACGGTCAGGTTCGTGGTCTTGCCGCACACCTCACACCACGGACGCTTGCTCCGTATCTGGCTGCTGAGCTTCTTCCACGCAGGGTCAAGGTATGGGTTTGGCTTCCCCTGCTGCCATCTGTAGGTCGCAGCGCGCTTGTGCATCGCGCATCTGTTGCCGTTCGGGGTCAGGATGCCGCAGTCAAGGCACGGCCGCTGAAAGGTCACGCCTTCGGGAACTCAGGCAGAGGCAGCCCAGGCGCGATCACCTTTGCCAAGTGATCCACCACGCGCTCGGTTGCATCCTCGTAGAGCGGGTCATAGATAGCCCACGCAATCTTGCCGAACGCTTCCTCCATTGCCTCAACGGTCTGATCGAGTCTGGCTGTCACGACGTGCAGCATCTCGTGCGTCAACACCTCGCGCTGAAGTTCTGGCGTTTGCTTCCAGAAGTCGTGGCTCACGCGCAGCTCTGCGGTCTCAGCCTGTGCGTGCGGGTTGATGTCAGCCCACGCCTCTACGTCTGACGCATCACGCGCCACGGTGATCTTCCAGTAGGTGACGTTGAGCGCAACCTGCAGCTCGGCGACGTAGCCTTCCAGCGCGTCGTACTTGTCTGGCATTGGTTGCTTGGCTGCCACGTGTCCTCCAGTCCTCAAGTTGGTCGCCTGCCGATGGGAGGACTCCACCGGCAGGCTTGAGCCGCGCAAGCGCGGCGTCCGCCTATCTTACGGCTTGCGCCACACGGTCACATAGGAGTCTTGAATCGGCTCAACGCCGAGGCTGCTCAGCCACGCCTTCACGAAGCGGTCTTTGCCGTTGCCGTTGATCTTGCAGTCATCCACAGCAATGAGGCAACCAGACGCCAGCCGAGGGTAGATGCTCGTCAGTTCGGCGAGGTGATGGGTTGGCGACTCAATGCCTGGGGTCACGTCGTAGGAATCCAGATACAGGAAGTCCAGCTTCTCAGGGTGCGGAATCATCCGCAGCCCCTGAACGGAGTCAATGCACTGCACGTCCACGAGCGGCGCCACCGTCTTGGCGTATGCCACGGCGCCTGGGTTGATGTCAAAGGCGATGGCACTCCCGCCAGTGCGCTCGATGATCCAGTTCCAGACCTGAGTGCTTTGCCCATCGCCGCTCCAGTTATCCGCCTGGCGAGCGCAGCCAGTCTCTGCAATGTGAACTGGACCCTGCTTGGCGAGCAGGTAGTAGGCGATCACCTTGAAGGCTGGCCAGCGGCGATCTTCGCCCACCTTGCTCCTGAACTCGCGCTCAAACTCTGCGAGGCTCATTCGTTGACCTTGTAGGAGTTGGTGCGGCACGTCACGCGGAACACCAGCCCATTGACCTCGCGTGCAGACTCGTCCACTCCGCCGATCAACCCACAGGATTTACAAATCGCAACCCAGTCTTCAGTCATTGCCAGCGTGTCAAAGTTGTGCGGATACTTGGCACGAGCCTCTT